AGCGGCTCGCTTTCAAGATTGAGCACGGCTTCCAGATCGGCGATCAACGCATCGTCATCAACGCGCGCCCTAAAGCGCGCCACGATGTCGGCCTTGCGCGCGGCGAGCAGGGCCTCGAAGTCGGGGATCTGCACCGCATCGAGCGGCGGCAGCGATGTCAGGTCGATGTCGATGAAGCGCGCCATCAGAGCGTGGCCTTCAGATTGCCGGCGGCGTCAGCGGGCGTCTTGTCGCCGAAGTGGCCGCGCGGATATTCGGCGAAGCCCATCGTGAGCGTCAGGCGGCCCTCTACAGAGCCGTCCTTGATGATCACGCTTTTCAGAGCAAAGCGCGGTTCCCAGGCATCGAGAGCGACGGCCACCGCCATCGTCGCGTGCGAGACTTCGCTTTCGGCCTGGGGACGATCGATGAGATATTTGTCGTCGGCGCCGAACTGGCGGCGCTGGACGCGCGTTCCGATCGGCGTGCCGAGGATGATATCGACCGATTGGGCGATATGCGCCCGCCCTGAAATCCATCGGCCCGTGTTTCGATCCATCCCCGGCATCGCGATCAGCCCGCGTTCGAAGGGGCTTCGAGAGGCGTTTGAACGGGCTGCGAAACCTTCTTGAGGCAGCCAGCCAGAACGTGCGTCTGGGCCTGCGCTGCGCTCATGCGCAGCACTTCGCCCTGGGAGCGGAACTGTCCGCGATCCCAGAAGCCGGTGATGACTTCGTACTCGTCCTTGACGGGGGCAGGGGACTTCATGGCGTTCTCCAGAAAGCGCAAATAGCGGCGGTCTGGAAAACTGTGTCACGGCCGCGCGCGGGCCATCACGGGGAACGAACGCGCGTTTAAAGATTGGCCCTGGCGACACGCGTTCCGCGCGCCGGCCGCCAGGGCCTGGAAGTTAAACCGCGTAGACCTTCGTCGCGCTGCCGGTAGCCACATCGCCCGCGCTGTCCACATCATCCCTGCGATGCACGAGCTTGCCGCCCTCGCCGCCCAGATGCACTTCGCCATCGAGCACGATGGTCGGGCTCTTGATCGTCACCTTGCTGCCCGATCGCGTGATCGTCGTGTCGCCGATGGTCTCGACGTTCTCGTCACCCTTCTGCGAGGGTTGCCCGTTCTGATTGGAGAACCGCCCGCTGACGGCGATGGCATCCGCCATGTTGCCGGAGGGTGAAAGCATCATCATCGGCTGGCCCACGGACGGCGGCGTCCAGGTCTTGGTCTGCCCGGCCTGCTCCATCCACGGTATCCAGTCGCTCTCGAAGGTCTGATCGGGATCGCTGCCATCGTCCTTGACGCGCACCAGCCCCTTCGCCGGATCGACTTCGACGACGTTCACGTAGCGCATCATGTTGCGCACCCGCCGCTCCGTCTCGACGATGCGCCGTAAGAAGTCCTCGAATTCAGCACTCATAGTCAGCTTTCCTTTCGTTGCAGACTTTTCGTCAAGCTGGATCAACGCCGCCCGGCTCAAAGGTCTCGGGCTCGCCATCGTTGAGCACGAACGTTATCTCCGACAGGTTCTGCGCGCCCGCGCCGCCGGCGTAGCGGGCGGCGGCCGCGTTGGTGCCGACGCGCACGACCTGGTGCCAGTGGACCGAGAACAGCGCGACGCCGCCCGCCATGTCGCGCAACTTGCCGGAATAGTGGTTCTCCAGGGTGATCCGCTCGGGCACCTCGCACCACTTGGTGAAGGCGCGCTTGGCGAGACGGCCGACGAGCTGCTCGCCGATCGACAGCGCGGCAACGTCCGCTGGTACGCTCGCGGTCGATCGGGTCACGATATAGGCGGCGACGTGCATGCGCAGATCGACCTCGCGCGTTGACGCCATCTCGCCCGGCGCGGAGCCGACGATCGACACGCGCACAGCCGGCGCTTTCAGGACGAAGGCCCGCAGCTCGTCGAGATCGAAGGGGCCGAAGTGAGATGTGATCTCCGACAGGTTCGGCAGGAAACCGCGGAAGTCGTCTTCCACGGCCTTGCGGAAGGCAATCAGCCTGTCTGTGTCGTCGCTCATGTCTAACCTCTCAGGAGTGTGCCGATGTAGGTCACCAGCTCGCGCTCGATCTCGGCCTTGTTCTCGACGGAAAAGCCAAGGTACGGGCGCGCGGGGATCGTGACCTTTTGCGCCATCACGTGATGGCCGCCGATTTCGAAGTGAAGCGTTTTCGCGTTCTTCGGCACGATGGTGCCGCCGAACTGATGGATCGCCGAATAGACGAGACCCGAGCCGACGCGCACTTCATCGGCGCCGGTCTTGAAATGGATCGACGCCAGAAGATGGCGCTGCTTTTCCAGGATCGGCGTGCCTTCCGCGTTCGGCTTCCAGGGCTGGCCATCCGGTGATGTCTTCTCTTCCGAGATGCGCCGTCGCGTCTGGCTCTCGATCAGCGCGCCGGCGGCTTCGAGCACGAGCGCGCGGTTGAAGTGATTGAGCCGCGACAGCTTCTTTGCGACGGCATCAAGGCCGATGACATCGACATCGATAAACGTGCCGGTCATGGCTTAAAGACCGCGCATCGAACGGCGGTCGAACACGCGCGGCGATCCGTCGAGAATGACGGTCTGGGGCGATGCTGTTTCGGCGGGACTGGAACCAGGTGCGGCCGGCTGCGGGATCGCCGCCTTGCCCGCCGCACAATCGCGCAGGAACTGGATGGCATCCTCGTAGCGCTTGCGCGCGTCCTCCGACAACAGACCCGCATCGGTCGCAAGGCGATAGACGGCGATGTCGATGGACAGGTTCTTCAGCACCGCAGGCACGCTCGCCAGCGGCAGCGTCACGCGCGTTGCGATGTAGCCATCGATCAGCGCGGCGGCATCATCGAGCGCGCGCTGCACCTTGGGTGCGTCCGCGACGCCGTCGCCGTCGCGATCGGCGAGACGGTCGAGCATGTCATTGCCGTAGAGATCGATGATGTCGGCGTCGGTCGCATAGGCCATGACATTGCTCCAGCTCCGCGCCTTGCGGCCGGCTGCCCACAGGGCAGTCGCAAGGCGCAATCAAAAAATGAAGCCGGGAGCGGCGACGCGGCCAGGGTGAGCCCGCCACCCCCGGCGGGGGTTACGCAGCACCAGTTCGTGTGAGAAAGAGCCCGGCGGAACGTTCGCGAGATCCGCCGGGCAAGTCGGCCGCGCCGGTCCAGGGTCGGCGCGGCAGGAAACTCGTGCCTTGCGGCCGGCGCGCGGAACGCGTGTCGCAAGGCACCACATTAATCGAGCCAGGGCGTCTCCAGGATCGTAACCAGATTGCGGTCCGTGTTGGTCGCGCCGCCTGCCTCGCGATCGGCAAGGATGATGTCGCGCGCGGCATCGCCGTTCGACGGGCCGACGAGCAGCAGCTTCGGCCAGATACCGAGCGGCTTGCCGTAGTCGCCCGTCATCTTCATGAGCGCCGTGCGCGCCGCGCGGAAGTTTGGCTTGGTGAGCGCCGCCTTGGAGCCGTAGGCCATCTGCCAGAAGCCGAAGCCGACGTTGCAGCGCCCGTCCACGCCGTAGGTGTACTGGTTGGTGTCGACCACCTTGTCGGACGTGTTGGGGTTGTCCTTCTTGACGAACTCGAAGGCGCGGCGCTTCTGGAAGATCAGCGGCTTTAAAGCGCGGCTGGTGTCGAGCAGGAACCATGCGGCGCCTGCGCCTCCGCCCGAGTTCGAAACATCCTGCTCCTTGCCCTTGGCGTCGAGCACCTTGTGGGTGGTCGAGAAGAAGGGCTGGCCGTCGTAGCACTTCTGAGTGAAGCCGTCCTTCAGAAGGCCAAAGACGAGCTGATCGGGCAGAGCCGACGACGAGCGGCCCATCTCCTGAAACAGCGGCGTGTAGACGCCATAGGTATCGTCCTCGATATCGTCACGCGGCACGCCGACGGTCAGTTCGAACGGCTTGTTGGTGATCTGGTAGTCGGACGAGGCGATGTTGTTGACCTGCCGGTCGCCAACCCATTCGCGCATGTTCGGCATCTGGCCGAGCCAGGCGTACTTCTCCGCCTTGGTGCTGGAGGGCACTTCCGTGGCGATCTGCTGCCAAACCGAAGTGTGCCCCGCAAAGCCCGTCTGGAACGAGGCCCGGAAGCCCGTGAAGAGGGTCGCAAGATTGCTCTGATTGATGATCATGGGTCCTTAAGTCCTCTGTTCCCTTGGTCCTGATAAGGAACGCAGCCCGCGCTCAAAAACGCGTTTCGAGGTGCGTTCGAAGCGCGCGTTCCGGCCGGCTACGCGAAGTCGTCGCCGGAACGCGCCACTCAGTTAGAATTCCACCCACACGCCGGCGTCATCGACATCGCGAACGATGCCAGCGGCCGAGCGGGTGTTACCGGCATGCGTCGCCGCGACGGTCTGATCGTCCACGACGTAGCAGGGCGATCCGATGTTGGCGGCGGCGACGAGATCGGCCGCCGCGTTCTCGAAGCGGTAGACGCCGCGCTTGACCTTGACGGTCTTGGCGCCGTTCGCGCCGCCGGTGTTGTCGACGGTTTCCTCGGCGCGGCCCGCCGCGACGAGGCCAGCGGCGGTAACGCCGGGCTGGGCGTTGCCCGCATCGAGCACGACGATGCTGCCGGCATAGATCTTCGCACCGGCCTTCACGTTGAAGACGTAGAAGTCGCCGTTGCGCTCAGTGGTGCTGCGGTCCTTGGTCAAAGCAGTCACGTGATGCTCCTGGTGTTGGTGTGAACGAATGTTGGGCGAAGACTACGCCACGCGATACAGAACAGGGTTGGTCTGACCGTCTTCGCCCGTGACCTTCTCTCTCAGGGTATTCCAATCGCGCGGTCCGGCCGGCTACGCAGCGCCGTAGCCGGAACGCGCCAGCAAATCAGGCCGCAGCCTTCTTGAATGCCTCTTCGCTCAGCCCCATGGCGGCGCACACGGCTTTCTCCGCATCCGTGAGGGCACGATCGGTGCCCGTGTTGGATGCGGGTGCGGCGAGCTTGGGCGTTCCTGCGGTGAGGACCGGCGCGCCCGAGACGAACTTCTTGAATTCGTCGAGCCCACCATCCTTGCGGCATTGCGCGACGTAGTAGTCGCGTGACGCAGGCGTCACCTTGCCATCCTTCACCGCATCATCGACGGCCGTCGTGATGTCGGCCTCGTGCTTGGCACCGGCAGCGGTTTTGATCGCGTTGTTCGCGGTCTCCAGCTCGCCCTTGATCTTGTCGTAGTCGGCGCGCGGCACGAACTTTTCAAGCGACGGCGTCTCGACTGCGTTGAGCGCCTTGTCCTTGTCGCTGACAAGCGTATCGACGGCCGCGAGGATCGCGATTGCGCTCGCCTCGTCCTGAAGGCCGAGCTTCTTGCACAGCGCCTTCAGCTGCTCTTTGTCCATTGTCGTCGTCTCCTTGGTTGGCTGTTCGTCGGCACGCGCGTTGAGCGCTGTCATGGAAAGATTTGGCCGGTTGGTGAGCGCGACGGAGACGAGAGAGAAAATGCGATGCGTCTCGATGTCGTGCCAGAACGTCGGCGACAAAAAGCGATACTCGCGGTCGGCAATCATGGCCCGCGCCTTCGGCGTCCAATCGACGTGCGCCCAGATGGCGCCATCGCGCACCTCGAGCTTGTCGATCCAGCCGGCGGCAGGGGCGGGCTCGCCGTTGGGCGCGCGCAACTCGCTGGCGTGCTCGTAGTCCACATGCAGCGGAAGTTCGCTGGCGAGCACGACGGCGTGCGGATCGCTCATGATCCAGTAGCGGCCATCGCGTCCGGTGATCTCAGGACCGGCAGGCAACACCTCGACCCACTCGGGCACTTCGCCGGTTGCGGCGAAGTTGAGCGCGATCGATCTGCATGAAGATGTTGCGTGGCGTTTGGTCATGTGCGCATCATGACGGAGCGCGCCGAGATCCATCACGGGGAACGCAGGCGCAGTGCGTATTGATTGATCGAAGCGCCGCGCAATCTGTCGCCGTGATGCGTTCTTGCACGTTCTGCGCAGCTTCGTGCCGAACCTTCACGGGAGATCGGCATGAC